CCTTGGAACGGCCGACCTTGAAGTCGGGATACAGCTCCCAACCGGTCTTTGTCTCCTTGACTCGGATCTGATAGAAATCCATCGCACCTCCTCTCTTGTTTTAGGGATGGCCGAACTCCGCGAGGTAGGCCGCCATCTGATACCAGATCTCGATCTTGCGTTGATCATCCTCGGGATGGGCCAGTGGGAAGAACCCGCCCGAGCCATCGCGATCGTAGGTCCTCCAGACCAGCGCATCGAGTGCTTCGTCCAATCTGCGCTTCTTCACGCGAGATATGGGATCCTTCATCTTGTGGAGTTCGAGGTTGGTGATCAACTTCCACGCCCACCAACCAGCATCGCTCCCTTCCATGAACTCCAGGCGACGGGAGAGAGCGATCAGCACTTCGAGAATGCGACAGGGCCTCGCGCGGAACTCGGAGATGCTGGCGATCAGGATCTTCTCACCGTATAGATCCTGCAGCTCCCGGAACGACAACGCGTAGTTCTCGTCCTGCAGGAAGTGATAGCGCAGTTCGAAACCGTCCTGGATCCGGTTCTCGTCATATGGCACGACCCATGGAAATGGCTTCTCCCACATAGCCATCGTCAGCATGGTGAACTGCGGCGCATTGCTGTTCCGGACGCGCCGGTAGTTGAAGTTGATCTGGAGTTTGAGCCAGACGAAATACATCTCCTCCAGACGCCGGACAACGGCTTCGTCGACGTAAGGATTAGTCGTCATCGAACCGCTCATGTCGTTTGGGCATCTTCTCGACGGCGTAGTTGTGCTGCAGGAAGCCGTGCACGTCGGCGGCGTAGCTGCCGTTCGACTTGGTGATCTCGATGTCTACTTCAAGCGCCTCGTTTCTGACCAGGAGGATGTTCGCGTTGTCTGTACCGTGGCCAAATCGATTGAGATTTTCCAGCCCGACGAGTTCGTCGACGTTATCCACAACCTCATCACGTTCATCTGAGAGGATTTCGTCCTCTTCATAGTACGTGTATACGACTGTGGTGTAACCGCCTTCGTCTCCGTACTCGTCCAGATGGATGACGAACGGCCGACCGGGATTCGCAGCACGAAGCTTCGTCTCGGCCGCGTAGTCCCACGTATGGTCAGTTGCTGTGTCGAAGACGTTCTGGGCGATCGACTCCTGAACCGCCAGGTGTTCCTCGATCGATTGGTCCGGCTGGTCCTCGGCCTTCTTGTACCCCATGTAGTCCATGACTTCTTCGAGCGGGGCCTTGAACTGTGCTTCGATGGCTTTCTCTCGTCCTTGAAAGAAGGTCCGCATTTCTGCGATTTCCTCCTCTGCCATCTTCTCGTACTTCAGCTTGTAGCGAGCCCGCCCTGCGAACAGGCCCACCGCGGTGCCGATCAGGAGACCGACACCCAACCCGAGCACGAGACCACTCGCGAACGAAGTCCCGTCTTCCAGGATCTCCTCTTCGTCCATGACTCAGTCCTCCTGCCACCGGAGCGGCGGCGGAGGCGTGTCGAGCTTGTCGAAGATCACGCCGTCGACGTTGAAGTCGAGCAGGATCGCGCCCTGGCGTCCGCTCAGGAACTCGTTGATCTTCTCGTCGTCACGGAAGAGCCCGAGATCGACGAAGTGGTCGCCGACACCCTCCTCCATGCGCCAGCCGACGATCGCACCAGCCTGCGTGTTGGGTAGCCCGAGCTCGCGGTAGGCCTCGTTCAGGAACAGATGCCCCCTGGCGATCAGCAGCTCGTTCAGGTAGCGCTGCTTGTTGCGCAGGAAGATCCAGTTCGACTCCGGGTGTTTCGACCACGACGAGGAATTGATCTGGTCGAAGAAGCACGCGTACATCGAGGGCGTGTCCGGCCCGACCCGCTTGACGTTCTGCTTGCGCCCGGTATCCGGGTTGGTGATCTCGACCTTCTCGGATCCGTAGCGCATCTCGCGATCGACGTCCTCGCCGTAACGCTCCTTGACACGGGAGCGGTACTGCTTGAACGCGAGATCGACTGCGTTGTACGCGGCGATCAGGGCGGCGTTGCGCTGCAGCAGGATGTTGTGCGACTTGCTGAGGGATGCGACACCGCACCCGCCGAGCAGGATTGCCGGGGCGTAGAGCTTGAGCACGTTGCCCGCGGTGCGCAGGTAGAGGACGGAGATGTCCTGCTTCTGATCGCGCTCGCTGTACTTCTCATTGATCTCCGCAGCCTTGACCTCGGCGATCTTCTTCTGTCCTTCCTCAAGGACTGATTCGAGCTTCAGCGTCGAGCGGCAGGCCAAGATCGTGCTGCCGATCATGCTGAGAACGCCGACTCCGAACAAGATGTTCGGTGCGTTCTCCTGAAGGGTCAGGGATTTGGATCCCATCAACCCTTTCAGTCCTTCAGAAAGGAATGTCATCGTCTTTTTTCTCTTCCTTCTGTTCGAGTTTGTGTTCTTCGTCGTACTTCTGCTTAGCCATGTAGATGGCATACACCTGAGCGTCGGACATGAGAGATACCCGCCGCTGCCATCTTGGACCCCTATACAACCCGGCTACGAAGGCCCTCCTCTGTGCATCGTTCATGATGCATAGGCGTTAGAGGGACTTGGGCTCCGGCAGATCGAGGAGGTAGCCGCCACCTCGGATGCGGGACACGCCGGTTCCGCGCAGATCGGTCCAGCCCCACTTGTTGTCGACGTGGGTAGCCGTGATCCCGACCATGCCGTACAGGTCCGCCACCAGCACGACGTTGTAGCGCGAGAGGAACTCGTACATCTGGTCCATCACGGCCTCCGCCTCGGGCCGCGTCTCGAGCACGATCTCGTCGAAATCATGCTGCGCTCGAGCCCGCCTGCTCATCGCGATCGGCGGCTCCTGCTGCGGTTGGGAGTAGCGGTTGTAGCTGACGTAGCCGCGCTCGCCGGAGACGGGCGTCGTCGATCCGGCACGCCTACGGCCCGTTCGCCGCGAGTCGCCGTAGATCATGCGCTCGATGATCTGGGAGCCGCCCTCGACGAGCATGTCCTTCGCTGCCGGGAGCATCACCTCGAACAGCACGTAGCTGCCCGCCGTCTTGGCGTCACCGCCGAAGAACATCCCGGAGAACCGCTTGCCCAGGGGCTTCTTGCGCCGTTTGGCCGACTCCTGCGTGATCTGCTCGACCTTCTTTTCCGGCGGAGTTTCGGGCTCCTTGGGCTTCTCACCTTCCTTGTCGATGTGGGAGTTCCCGGGAAATTCTGTCATGTTGGTCCTTTGTGTTTGAGAAGAAAAAACCTGAATCCATGTTTGGATTCAGGTGAGTGATTACTTCGGCTCTTTTGCAAGCTTCTTTGCAGCCTTGTTGGCCTTCCTGGCGGACTTCTTGGCCTTGATCCAAGATGCGGCGGCGTCAATTGGCGGGTTTGTAACCTTGTCGGTCTGGTTCGCGACGAGGTGGCCGACGATAAAGCATCCGACCTGACAGGTGGGGGTGTCAGTGTCGATATCAGTATGTTCGGACAGCTCGTTTCGAATGATCGAAGCGGTGTACAAAGCCACCAACATGTGCGCGCCCTTCTTGAAAATCGTGGGCGTATCCATCTGGTTGGACATGGCGGACATAGGGGGGCTCCTAAAAATAGTGTTGGGGGTATCTCTCATCTAGAGCCATGTTTTTGACGCGAGACACCCCGTCCCACTAGTCCACGTTCACCACGACCTCGCCGATGGCGATCTTCTCGGCCAGGTCAGCCATCTCGCTGCGCGGCATGTTCTCGAACTCCGCCTTCGAGATGATGCGCGGTGCGGGCTTCTCGAGATCGGCGGCCTCCGATTTCGTCTTCGCCACCTCGAGCGCCTTGGCGGCTTCTTCGCGCACCTTCGACGGCACGACGCCCTTGACGAACTCCGCCGCGAAATCGGCATCGAGAACGAGCTTCTCGAACAGGACGTCGAAGGCCGGAGATCCGAAGAACTCCTCACGGATCTCGTCATTCTTGAGGAACGCCTTGCCGTTCGCGGACTTCTTGCCGATCGTCATGCCGATGATCTTCTTGAAGTTCGCCATGATCGCCGCGCCGTCCTTGGCGACCGCCAGTGCTTGAAGCACCTGTTCGATGCCCTCGTCGTAGATCATGTTCATCTCGACGATGTCCGGCACAGACAGATGGAAGTAGAAATCCTCCGTCTGCTCCTGCTCGTCGAAATCGACGTACGTAAGCGTCTGCTTGAGCACTTCACTCCTTAGGCATCGGGATATACGTTGTGGTGCGCGTCGAAACGACTTCGACGTAGTGCCCGTATTCCTGTGTGTGCTCGCGGGCACGTTGGCCGACGTAGTTGGGATTCGACGTCTGCCTGCTGTTTATGCTCCAGCTGCAGTTGTCGCATAGCGCCTCCTTGAACACCGAAGTCTCTCGGCGCGCAAGGAAGCGCATGACTGCGAGTTTCACGGCGCCCTACCGGGGATATACCGGCTGTACTTGGGCACGTCCTCGTCCGTTTGCTTCTTCACCTCAAGATTGTGCATGGCCTCGAGGACGGCGGCGAGCCGATTGATTGCCTTGCTGAGGTGCTGGATATCCGTACGAGTCGGTTCCATCAGTAGAGCTTGTCGTAGTCGTAGATCGGGTACGTGAAGTCGATCGCGATGCAGGGGCGATTGTCCGAGGACATCTGCGCCGAGAACTTCACGTCGAGCCGGTTGTTGATGTTCCAGCCCATGATGTCTGACATCTGGTTGGCCGGGAGACCGAGCAAGTCGTAGAAATAACTGAGCGTCGACGACATGCTGTTGACGATCTCGAAGTTGACAGCGTTCTCGGCCTGCCGGACCTTCTCGATGGTGCTCTCGAAATATCGTCCCGAGAGCAGATCGAGAAAGAGCACGTCACCGTTGCCGGTGATGATGACTTCCTTCGCCACGACCGGATTTGCGTTCATCCGATCCTGAGCGATCTCGTCGCGGAAGCCCCGCTCCTTGTTCTCGCCGATCCTCTCGACGACCTTTTCCTTGTACTCGCTGAACGCCCTTTCGGACAACGTGTACATGGCGGCGAGCGCAGCAGCCTCCTTCGAGGCCAGCCGGTTCGCCATGATGATCGAGAATATGGTCACCGAACCCACGCCGACGGGCGTGATGTACTGCGGCCAGACGAGCTCGACCTTCTCCTTGAAGAGGAGTGCGCGATCCGCCTCGTGAATATTGGGATCTTCGCTGCGCTTCTGCTCCTCCTCGCGGATCAGCTCAGCTGCTTTGAATGTCGCTCGGCCGGTCAGAATTGCGGTGCTGATCGTCCCAACGACACCAATTCCAGTCAGGAGACCAGTCGAGTTCTGACTCATCAACTTCACCGACCTGTCGACCAGGTCGCTCACGAAGTTCACTCCGGAACCTTTCTGTTTGTTTGAATTGTTTGTCCAAGGTGCGCTTGTGGCGCCACCGTTCGAAGCGGTCGTACAGCGAGTCGCACGACTTCCAGATCGCATAGAAATATGCGAACGCGCACAGAGCGAAAAGGATCTCGTTCATGTGCGGCGTTGAACGCCATCGGCATTCGGATTGCGCTTGAGCGCACGGTCCTCAGCCGTCATGCGCGTAGCGGCCTTCACGATCACCGTCTTGGTCGTCCCATTGGGATATGACAAGATGATGCGGAAAGGCCGCTTCTTGCTGGGGATGCGCATCAGGCTATTTGCGCATCTCGCGGACGAAGACCCAGATGAGCCAGAAACCACCGGTGAGGCAGGTCATCAGGATGTCGAACAGGAAGTTGCGGAACTTGTACTTCTTCTTGCGAGCACTGCGGGACATGTGATTGCCTTTCTGTTTGAGAAGAAAAAACCTAATCCCATGTGGGATTAGGCGGGGAAGCTACTTGATGCGGTCCTTCATGGCACGTCGATCGACTTCCTTGGCCCAGGCCTTCGAGTTCCTTGACTCGCTGGCGGCCTTCAAGAGCTTGGCGGCTGCGGTAACAGCGGCGGCTCCGACGGCCAGTGCGAGTGTGGGGTTCTCTTCGGACTGGGACTTCAGGTTCTCGAAAAACTTGTTCATTGTGACTCCTAGATAGTGGTCTCCTATTATATGCCGAGTTTTTTTCGCGAATCAAAACCTAAGCCCCGTGTAGGGGCTGTAGGTTGTTAGGACGTGGCCTCTTCGGCGAGTTCCTTCAGCTGGGCGATCTCGAGGTTGACCTGGGCGGTCTTGTACTGGATGATGCTGCCAGCGACGTACAGGGCACCGGGCGCGAGCATAAGCGTCACGAATCCGGTACCGAGGGCGGCGGGGGCAAACTTCTTCCAGCGGGATTCCTTGATGGTCTCCTCGGTGGTCGTTTCGTCTGACATGGGTACTCCTTGTGGAATAGGGGGTTGTCTTCTATCTAGAGCCATGTTTTTGTCGCGAATATCTACAAGGCAAAAAGCTAAACCCACGTTTGTGAATTTAGCTTGAGGTCTTACTTGATCTTGGTTCCTGCGGTCTGCACTGCGATCTTGCTGATTGTGTCCAGGGTCTTGTACCCGGCGAACATGAGCAGCGCGTACTTGGTGCTCTCCTTGACCACCTCGATGACGGCAGTCTCGGGTGAATTCTTGGGGGCGCTGTTGGCGTTGTTCTCTTCGGCGGGGTCGACCTTGGTCCACTTCAACTGAAGCGCGCGATTGCGAAACATGGTGGTCCTTTCGATTAGGTATCTCTCATCCTAATCCATGTTTTCTTCGCGATGTCGCTTCTGGACATGGTTGAGCGCGATCTCGTCGAACGCGTCGAGCGTGATGCCGTTCTTGTTGAGCATGTCGGTCAAATATACGACGTCGGCCCAGAGCGTCTCATTCTGCGCCCGGAGCTTCTTGATGGCGACATCCTGGTACACGATCACGACGCTGTAGAGCGCGATGATGGCGTCCTGCTTGGTGAAGTTGCTGAGAGAAAATGAAGAGAGCATGTTTGTCCTTTCTGTTTGGAAAAAACCTAAGCCCGTGTTAGGGGCTGTGAGGTTTTATGCAGTGATGGTCTTGCAGTAGGGAGTAGCAACGTACTCGCCAATCTTCTTCTGCGACTTCTTGATCGCACGCTCGGCACGGCGCTCGTTGATGGCGTTAGTAATAACGTCCTTCTTGACGAGGGCGGTGACCTGAAGCATGGTGATCTTGCGGTCGATGGTCGGATTGATGATGGTCATTGTGTTTCCTTTCGGTTAGATTATCTCTCATCTAGACCCATGTTTTCTACGCGAACTTCTCTCCAAAATTTCCCCCCGGGTATTTTTGCGATGCAAAAAACACCACTCCATGGTTTTGAGGCGAAAATGAAAGGCCGCGTTTGCGGCCCTTCATCGGGACTTCTAAATATCAGGGCGTTGCTCGTGCGACGAAGCTCTGAGCCTTCGACGTGACGATCTCGGTCTTCTCGTACCTGGTGATCATGGCGATGCCGACGAGGTTCACCGCGCACAGCAGGACGGTGTCAGGGCTCACGCGCCAAGATGGAGTTTCCTTCATCTTGAGCTCGTGATACGCCTGAAGCGTCTTGAGGGCTTCGGTGTACTCTTCGGTACCTTGCTTGATCAACTCCAGATTCGCAGAAGCGCGCGAGATCATTTTGTCGATCTGGCTTGGTTTCTTCTTGAACGGGTTGGGCATGGTGCTCCTTTGTTTAGTGGTCTATTACATACCGTGTTTTATCCGCGAGAGCACTACAGGGGAGGATTGACCTTGAATATGACCTTGTCCTGGTGCTGGATGTCCTCAGGATCCCCGTTCAGATCGAGAGAATATAGGAGCCCCTTCTCCGTGTGGCTCATGTTGATCGCGCCCGCGTACTGGGCGTCGCTGGCGTTGTAGGACTTGCTGCTGATCCCGAGCACGATGCCCAGGAACGCCTGGAGCGCCAGGATCGTTCCCATCACCTGTTCTGCCGCCGGAAGCCCCCAGATCGAGGCCAAAGCGAAATACAACGTGCCGATCGCGGGCAGGACGATGACCACCGCCCACTTGATCGTGCTGTATGCCTTGTCACTCAGAAATGCTTCCATGTTGTTCCCCTTAGCAGTTCAGTTTGCTCAACGATTTGGCGATGTTCTCGTAGTTGCTCACACTGGCCTGCAATTGCTCGGCCGTGATCCCCGGAAAACCCGCCGGATGTTCCTTCAGGAACTGTTTGGCGCTGTCTCGCTGGACTTCAGCGTTCGATCTGACAGCGCATAGAGCTTCGTTGGTGTTTCGTGCAACGTTCCAGGTCCAGCCCATGAAGCCGAACATGATCACGTACAACACCACTGTGGCGCCGATCAGGACTCGCAGCGTGTTACGGATCGATTGACCCACGTCTTGTGTGATGGCTGCGATAGGTGGATCTGAGGTGAGTAGAGCCTCCGGATCATCGCTTCTCCGGCGACGATTCTCTTCCTCAGGGGGCGGCATGTTGATCCAACCTCTCTCGTAGATCCTTGTTCTCGGCCTCGAGTGATGCAATCCTGGCCAGACAGTCCTTCAGCGCTGCACGCAGGTCCAGGATCTCCTGCTGCGACCATTCCCGGATGGCCTTGCTCTCCGCCCACAAATCTGTTGCCTCGCTGGTATGGATCTTGCCCGACATCTTGCGAGCAGCTGCCAGATATGCGCCAATTGGGGCGATGATGGCGACAACGACAGCTGCGAATATGGGATCGATGACGCCAAGTACAAGGGCGATGAATATGACCTCGAACACCATCAAGGCTTTACCGTCACCGTCGGATATGCCTTCTCACCCTCGGCATCCTGGGATCGGATGTATTCGGTCACGCGCGCTCTGTTGATCGCGCCGCTCTTCCCTTGAATCTCGATCAGATCACCCATCCCATAGTCGCGTCCGTACTTGAACTGAGCGGTTGGAACGATCTCGCCGTCCACGACCTGGACGTACTCGGAGTTCGCCAAACCATCCTTGGCCCTCGAGTTGAGGATGTCGAGCAACTTGGCGGCGTCTCCGCCGACCTGATCCGTGGTGATGTCTTCGGCGAAGACCATCTGTGCACGGAGATCGAATCCAGAACCGGTACCGGCTGTCGTTACACGGCTCTGAACGCCTGGTGTCGTGGCCAATGGGCGTGATGCTTCGTCGAGACCGGGAGCGAAGGCGTACACCACGGTCTTGTAGTTGGCGATCGACTGGAGCTCCTCGACGTCGGTCAGCGAGTCCATGTCCGAGGAGAAGCGGACCACAGGATATGTGGTCTGGGCACTCGTGCGATCGATGCCCTTGTAGTTCCGGTACTGCAGCCGATTCACTTCGGCAGGATTGTTGTTCGTGTTCAGGAGGATCTGTTGACCCAGCTCGTACGTGGTGGCGATCTCGTACAAGGCATCGAACAACGGCCCGAACGGAATGCCGGTGTTGACGACGGCACCGGATTTGTCCCATTCGTAGGTGTACAGACCAGGCACCTTCATCGAGGCCATGTTAGGAATGCCGTTGGGTGTCGTCCCGTCGATATAGGTACCGCCCACGCACATGAAGTAGACCATCGTCTGAAGCGTGTACCCAGGCGCTTGGGTGACGTTCCAGTAACGATCTTCATGCTTCGCCGAGGTGCGAATGATGCGGTTGTTCAGCCACTTGAGCAACGAGATGCCCGTGACCTTGAGGTTGTTCTCCTTGTCGAAGTTCGCCGTCTCCAGAATCATCAGTTCTCGAGAGCCCTCGAGCGCGACGAATATGCCCGGTGTCAGGATCTGCGCGAGTGCCGGTGTGTTCGGAACCACCAGCTCGACTTCGCTGTCGCCGTAATAACGCTCGGTCCAGATCACCGAGTTGAACTTGTCGAGCGTCTGCTGTCGTTTGAAGTCTCTGGCCACAGTGAAAAGTACCACTCAGAGACCTCCGAACTTCTCGAAATATGAGATCTGGTATGCGGCGACGATCGCTGGGACGTTGGAGAGGATGTTGATCTTGTTGGGGCCGGGGATCAGAAGTGGCCAGACGTAGCCCGGGCTCACCTGATACAGAAGATTGGTGATGATGCCCGTGTTCAGCTCGATGTTCCTGACGTACTTGTCGCCAGGAATCGAGTTCACGAGCAGATACTTCGTCGCACTGATGGTGCACGTGACGAAGAATTCCGAAGTGAAGGGATCACCAGTGCGAATCGTGATGAGCGCGGCATCGGGAGGCACGATCTGAGTGACCTTGACCGTGTAGCCGGTTTCGATCGTTCCGTTGTAGACGATCGTCTTGATCCCGCCACCGACGTTTCCGTTCACGATTGTCGGTTCGACAGCCGTGAAATATGGATCCGGGCAGAGGATCGAGATCTGGATCTCCACATCCTTGGCGAAGATGTTCGGTTCGACCGATTCGGTGTAGCCGGAGATCGTCACGTCAGGGAAGTCGTCGTCGCTCTTGAAGACGAGCTTGATCGGGCGCTTCGGCATGAAATATGTGTAGAGCAACCTACGCAGGGATTCCATCGACCAATCGTCCCAATCGGGATTCAGCCCGACCGTGAGAACGATGTTGCGCTTTGGCGTGTGCGCACCGACGAAGGTTTCTCCGTCAATCGAGCCGAGGGGCGAGGTGTTGACATCAGCCTTGACCGGCCCCAGCCCTTCGATGTTCCGGATCTGGATCGGGTCGAATTGCACCCCACGCTCGCTGATCGCGAGTATCTGAGCCGACTCCCAAGAGCTGTACGCCGCAAGTGAGGTCAACACTTACTTGGATCTCCTTTCTTATCAGTCTCAGAGCCGGGCCCCTAAGGGGGCAGAGACCCGGCTCATGAGGCTATGGCAGTGCGGCCTTCGCCTGAGACAACTGGTTCTTCGTGTTACGGAAGATCTCCGTCTCGGAGAGTGCCTTGGGCGAGTAGTTGTTCTGTTCGAACTGCATCACGGTGCCCGCTACGGGCACTGCGTCCATGCCCGACTGGACCGTGTTCTGTCCCGCGGATATGGCGGATGCCTGTCCGTAGGATGCGGCAGCGTTGATCGGCACCACGTTGAGCATGTCCGCCATCGTGGCGGCATCCTTTTGGACCTGGGTCAGGTTCAGCACCGGCGTGATCGTCGGATCCACGTCGATATAGCCCATCGCGGCATCGGCGAACGTCTGGTTCATGGCCTTGATCGCCTCGTCCGCGACACCGACGGCGGCGTCTGTGACGGCCTTGGTGGAACCGACGAGACCATTGACCATCCCCTCCATCGAGAGCTCGCCCATTTCGGCGAACACCTGTGATGGTGACTTCATCTTCAGCTTCTTCTTGATCGCCTTGATCATCGATTCGGCGAGTGCCTCCATGGCCTTGTACAGCTCCGATTGCTTGGACTTGAGGCCATTGACCAGACCCTGTGCTGAATCCACACCGGCCTGGTAGAGGTTCTGAGACGCGCGATATGCGAGCGTCCCGGACACGCCTTGAAGCTGAGCGTCCAAGGCGTTCAGACCCTGGACCGCGGTCTTGCCGCCAGCGAGCAGCTGGGAGGCGAACGCCTGATCGGCGGTGCCATCCGTGAGCAGCTTCTGATACAGCTTGTCATCGAGACCAAGCGCACGAAGCTGGTCGAGCGTCGCGGAATATGAAGCCACGGCGTTCGTACGATCTTGCAGGCCCGCGATGAACGTGCCGAGCGGATCTTTGTTCGGATCATCAGCCGTCCCCATGTCGATATCGGGGAGAGCCCCGAAGTCGCCTGCGAATCCTGCTTGGGCATCATCACGTGCTTTGGTGGCGTCCTCGAGCTTCTGCTTCGCCTCTTCGAGCTGAGCCGTGATGTCCTCGTACTGCTTGGAGACACCCTTCAGCGCCTTCGCCTCATCCTTGAGGTTGTTCACCAGTTCAGCGTGTGCCGCCTTGGTGAGAATAAGGACGTTGTTCGCCTCACGGATCGCGTCCGTGGTCTCCTTGATTGCGTCTTTGTCCTTCTTCTTCGCCTTGTTCAGCTGACGGAGCTTGTCACGTTCTGTCTCGAGTGTGTCCTTGGCCGACTGCATCGCAGATGAGAGCTGCTGCTCCATGCTGTCGAATGCGTTCTGAATATCGTCCTTGGAGCCCATCAGGCCTTCAGCGAATCCTTCGCCCACGAACTCGCCCAGATCCTGCATCACCTTTGAAGGCGACTCAATCTGGAATACGGACTTGGTCGCATTGATGACACCCTGCGACATCGCCACCATGGCCTTCTCAGCATCGGTATTGCTGCCGATGCCGATGGCGAAGCCCTCCATGACGTTCTTGCCGAGTTCGATCATGAATACCGAAGGCGAGTGTGCCCCGGCAGCATGCTTGGCCGCATCGATGACGCCCTTGAACTTCTTCACGACCGCACTGAGAATGTCCCGTGCGTTGAGGCCGCCGAGGAAGCCGTCGATGATGGCATCCGCAACGTTCACACCGGCAGCGCGCAGCTGCGGTCCACGATTGCGAATAACGTCGGCCAGGCGATTGAGGAAGTTGATGATCGCCTTCGCACCTTCATCCGCCAACTTCGCAAGACCCTTGGCGACACCGTTGACGAACTTGCCCGCGATCGAAATCGCCTTGTCAACGACTGCCTGAGCCTTACTGGCGATACCACTGAGCAGCTTGACGATCATGTCAGCGCCACCAGTGACTACACGCGTGTAGTACTTGGCGACTCCACCAAGGAATTTGACGACCAGATCGCCCGCGGCCGTGGCCACCTTGCTGATGTTGTCGCCAACCCCCTTGAGGAAGCCCTTGACCACATCGGCGGCAGCCGTGACCACCTTCTTGATGTTGTTCGCGATCCCCTTCAGCATCCCAGCCAGGAAATCGGCCCCAGCCTTGGTCAGCTGAGGTAGCTTGCTCGTCAACGTCTTCAGGAACTTGGTCACGATATCGATGACCATCGATGTGACCTTGCTGATGTTGTTCTTGATCCCTGTTAGTAGGGCCGTCAGCAATTTGAGTCCGGCATCGATCAGTTTCGGAACACTGTCGAGCAGGACCTTGATGATGTTGTTGACGAGCACGATGATCGCCACGGCCAACTTCGGCGCGACGATGATGACCGCATCCAGCAACGTCGAGAGGATCTTGACAAATGCCGTGACGAACTTCGGCGCGACGTCCGCCACCTTCTCGATGATCGTGAGCAGACCCATGACCACACCCATGACGAACCTGGGGATGGCTGTGACGATCTGCTCGAGTGCCTTGAGGAGCACCAGTACGGCCGCAGGACCGGCGACTGCGATTGCGCTTAGTCCGACGCCGATGGCCGCGATACCTAGGCCCGCCAGGGCCAGGCCGCCACCGATCAGCAGCAGAGCAGCACCCATCGCCAGCAATGCGGGCGCGACAGGGAGCAATAGTTCGGCTGCGATACCCAGCACCGCGAGTGAGGCAGCCAATCCGACGAGTCCCTTGAGGATGCTCCCCCAAGACATCTTGCCGAGCCGTTCCAGGGCCGGAACGATCAGCATCAGTGAGGCGGCTGCGACGCCGAGAGCCAGTGCGCCAGGGAGACTTCCAGTCATCCCGTACAGCGCCAGCCCCAATATGATCATGGACGCAGCGAGTGCGCCCAGACCCTTGGCCAGCTCACCGATCGACATGCCACCGAAATCACCGATGGCGCTTGCGATCACCTTCAACGCCACCGAGACCAGCAGCAGTCCTGCAGCAGTGGCGGGAAGATTCGGCGGCATCAAGATCATGGCGGCCACGATGATCCCGAGAGATATCGCGATTGCGCCGATTCCCTTGATCAGGGTGGACATGTCCATGTCCCCGATCGTCTTGATGGCACCTGACAGCAGCTTGAGGCCGACAGCGATCCCGATCAATCCCAAACCGATCTGGATCATCCCAGCGGGGAACAGCTTGGATGCCAGCCCGATTGCACCGAGAGCGACCGCAGTCGCTGCCAGCCCCTTGCCGATCTCGGTCCAACTCATCGAACCGAAATCCTTGACCGCACTCGCCAGTACCTTCATGGCGACGGCGATTGCCAATATCCCAACCCCGGCTCGAACCATTCCCGCGGAGTTTTTCGACAGCGGACCTGCCGCTGCGGATATGGCGATGAGCAAACCGGCCACGCCTCCGAGACCCTTTGCCAGCTCTTCCCAGCTGAGACTCGAGAGATTCTTGACCGCAATGGTCAGGATGCCGATCGCGGTGGCGAGCAATATCATCGCTCCTGCGATGAACGGGACCTTGATGAATCCCGCGGATTTGCTCACGCTGCTGAGGATCGCCATGGCGCCGAGCAACTGACCGAAGCCGATCGCCATCGCGCTGAGCGCCTTGTTCAGCTCCTTCTCGTTGATCAGTGACAACGCCACGACCGACGCGGTGAGGATGCCGATCGCGATTGCGATCTTCATCAGCGTGTCGGCCTTGATGTTCTGCTGCATGGCCTGCATGCGTCCAGTGAGCGCATCCATCGCGTCTGTGAACGAGCCCGTGACGGAGCCGAAGAACGACTCGCCGAGGTCCTTCTTGAAGAAGTTCCTGATCGTGACGAGGATGCCGCCGAGCAGGCCGACCTTGAGCGCGTCCATGACGTCGCCGAAGTTGCCACCCCGGAAGGTCTCGGATATGGCTGTGCCGAGCGATGCGAAGGCTTCGCCGATGCTGTCGATGACCGGCTTCAGTTCCGCTTGGATGCTGTGCAGCGTCTCGAGGAACTTGTCCCAGGCCGTGTTGACGACCTTCAGGACCTTCTCCATCGGCGACAGCTGACCGGCCATGTCTCCAAGACCCTTGCCAAGGATCGTCGGGTCGGCTTGGAGGAAACTGTCGAAGAAATCGGAGATCTTGCTTTGAAGCTTCTGGAGCACCGCGATCGGCTTCGCGATATAGCCCGTCAGCTTGTCGAAGAACTTGTTGATCTGATCGCCCTTCTTGAGGCTCTTGTCGAGCGTCAGCAGCCAGTAGCCGATGCTGGCCGTGATGTCCAGGAACCCCTTGTCCCCTTGTGGGATCAGATCGAAGAGGTTCCCGATGAAGTGAAATATCCCCGCCACGACCTGCTGGCCGATGGAGAGGATGGCGAACAGACCGTCGAAGGTCCGTCTGATCTTGGTCAACGTCTCGATGCCGGGCGTGAGGAACTTGATGAACTCACGGAAGGCCTTCGTGGCGTTGAAGAGATCCTTGCCTGTGGTAGGCGGGAAGACATCCCGGAAGGCCTTCTTGACCGCGCCGACGACCTTGACGATGTCGTTGAAGACGATCTTGATCGAGCGCAGCAGAATGGTCCGACCGCCGAGTTCCTTCCAGTCGCCTAGAACCTTGTTGCGAGCAGCAGCAGAAGCGCTGATAAAGCCAGAAATAGCAACAGAAACGCCAGTAAAGAGCTCTTTGGCTTCACCGAAGTCCCCGAAAATGATCTGCCATGTCTGGGCCCAACCAGATCCCGCTGATTCCTTCGCGACGTCGAGCACGCCTGAGAGCGTCTTGACCTCAGTGGCAGCCTTGAACGCTGTCTTGGCCGTTGCCTGGATCGCCTTGATCTGAGCAGCCGAGAAACCCTCGGCCTTGAGCTCGGCATCGGTCATGTCGCCCGTGAACTGCTTGAGCGTCTTGGTCAGGACGTCTGAAGTCAGCCAGGACTTCTCACCCGGCTTGGCGGCGATCGAGTCGCGGAACGAGTTGCCCTCGATCGTGACGTTCTTCATCTTGCCCTTGAGCTGGACGGCGCCCTCGCTCAGGGTTCCCATCTTGGTGGCCGTTGTGGCCAGTGCTCGCTGGAAGACCGTGCCGCCCATACCGGCGTTGACGACAGAGTTCCAATCCTGGAGGCCGACCTTGCCTGAGGATATGGCCTGGGACAGCTGATACATCGCCGTCGACGCCTGTTCGGCGTTCGAGCCCGACAACGCTGCCAGGTTGGAGATGCCCTTGATCGACTGGGTCGCGAGATCGAGATCGACACCGGCGGCCGTGAAGGTGCCGATGTTGCGGGCCATCTCGCTGAAGTTGTAGATCGTCTTGTCCGAGTAGTTGTTCAGATCCTGGAGTGCCGCGTTGACGTCCTTGAGCTTCGCTCCGGATGCCTGCGTGTTGGCCAGAATCGTCTGAACCGAGTTCAGATTTGTCTCGTACTCGTGTAGACCATCCATCACCGGCCCGAACGTGAACGACTTCACGAATCTGCCGCCAGCGGCCACCGCCTGACTGGCGATACCCGCGAGAACCTGCAGCGCGACGACCTTCATCGCTGTGAAGCGGTTCTTGATCTCGTCGATCGCGTTTGAGATATGACTCAGGTTGATCTTGCTTGCCGATTGATTGACCTGATCGAGCCCCTTGCCCGCATTAGGGAAGTGAAGTGCCTGCTTCAACCGGTTGATCCCGCTCAGAACGGTTGAAACGCCCTGCTGGAATTTACTCGTCTCGAATGACGCGGAAACAACACGATCGTCGACAGTGCTCACAGACTCCTCACCTCCCTAATGATGTCGCTGATGATCTGCTCGAATATGGGTCTGATGGCGGGGTTGATGTAGTCCCGACCCTGCACGTACCCACCCGTACCGGTACCATGACCGTACTGGATCATGACGGCCACCGGAATGCCGTCGACCATGTTGCGATTGTGCCAGTGAATGGCGTGATAGCCACGTCTGTGCACGATCTCGTAGTACCAGGAAGCGGCGGTCAATCCGCTCTCGGATGGGGTGGCGTTTGAGAGGGCTGCGACACCGATCGGGCCGAATTTGTCCAGAACGCGGAACCATTGCTCGTTCTTCATCTTGGACAACCAGCGCTCGGTCGGGCCCCAGCCCTCCTTCACCGTGAACTCGATCATGGAAGAGCGAGTCGGATGACCACGATGCCGGGGAACGCGACTATCGAGGGTCCGCTGGACTTGCCGTAAATATCAGGCAAGTTGTTCACAGGTGTGGCTTTGGCACCACCTGCGCCGCCGGGGTTGACGGCTGCGGCGCCTGTCGCGCCATCAGTACCCGGATCATCGGCTTGTCCGTAGACCGACAGATCGCCAGCGTTGTAGGAGCCACGCCCACCAGTAGTTCCTCGGACGCAGGTTATGCCGCCGTACTGGCCAACGCCTCCGGCTCCTCCTCCACCGCCCTTTCCAATGACTCCGTCCCAGGTTCCGTCTGATCCTGCGACACCGGCGACTCCGGGTCCTCCTGCGGTTGGCGTGCCCGCCGTGCCCCCCGCAGCTCCGCCGCCAGCCACGATCGAATTACCCGCTCCACCCACGCCTCCGTGTGCTTGTGTTGTGACGGTCACAGAGTTCGTCTGAGCTCGCTTGCCACCCTTGCCGCCCGAAGCTCGGCAAGTGGTTGTGTTGAAAGCGGAATATCCGCCGTCGGTCCCGTCCGTCGTTTGCGCGGGGTCAGAGGCATGCTCCGTCCCACGAACACCACCGGCTCCAACGACAACTGGGCATGCCGCTGGTAGAGCAGATAGGAGACCCTGGACCCGATGGAGTCCACCACCACCTCCAGCTCCGCCGTAGTTCCGTACCAGGGTACCGGTATTGCCCGTGTCGATACCACCACCAGTACCCCCTCCCCCTCCGATGCAGATCACATCGAAATATCGATAGCCCTTGTCGAAGTACGGAGCCGGGGCGAACGGAACGCCATTCGCCAGGTAGAGGACTAGCGGGGCAGGACGGATGAGACCTCCACCGAGTTCGAATCTCATTCGTCAGGCGGTTGCGGGTTCCCGAGCGCCTGGACGGTGGCGAGGATCATGCCATCCGTGATGCAGGCTTCGTCCTTGGCCGGGTCGTAGTCGGCGTCCGCCTCGTTGCTGAGCTTGGCGTACGCCCATGCGGCGCCCCAACCGGGAGAGCTGGCCCACACGTAGCGATTGCGGCCGACCCAGCTGAGCGGATCGTTCGCGGGATTCACGCCGATCAGCGGCGTGTTGCCGAGATGAACCTGCTGCGTGACCGCCGCGTTCATGCGGTTGCGCATCGTTTCGCTGTCAGCGATCTCAGCAATCGCCAAATATGTGTCGTCAGGCATTGCGCTCCTTATGTGGGCGGTTCGGTGACTTCGATGTATCCCCCGTTGGCACTCCAAGCCGCGGCATTGCTTGAGGTGAGTTGGAGACCCACATGGTGGCGACCCGGTGGCACACGAACGCTGTGGCCAAGAGCTGCCTGCATGTTCGACTGGCCGGTGGCCTGCCAGATCGTACGACTGGGACCGTTGGGCACACCATCGACCAACACGATCAACGCGATCCAGTTGCTGGCACCGGGGTTGGCCTCCAGAACGATCCCGTCGACATGGACGAAACCACCAGCGAAATCGCCCGTGATACCTGCGACTTCCATGCTGGGGGAAAACGTGAACGGTCCGCGATTGGACACCCATCGCCCGGACTTGGTTCTCATGCCGCCACCCCCAGATCCACCTGCGAAGTGGTCTCGAGCGTGTCGAACGTGGCCAGGATGTCGGTCGCAGTCAGAGCTTCGACGTGGTCGCCCGCGTTCTTGGGCGATGAAGCCAGCGTCTGCGAACCCTTCGCGTAGATCTTGTAGATCTCGTCAGTGGTCATCGCGTAGCCGCACACGAAGACACTGTCGATCTGACCGGCGAAGGATGCCGAGGAATCAGGCTTGCGCCCGACGCAGAAACGATTGACCCCGGCAAGCGCTGCCGAACCCAACGTCGCACCCGTGGCTACGAGGCGGCCATCGAGATATAGCTTCTGCTTGCCGTCGTTCACCGTGTCATCTTCGACGACGATGGCCATGTGCCACATTCCGTCGGAGACGAATGGACCGCTGGCAGCCCCGCTAGGTGTCCAGGCGACGAGTATGCCCGGGGGCTCGACGACGAGGCGAATATCGCCCTGATTGGCGCCCCAGCCGACCAGACCTCCCGAAGTGGCCATCGTGGTCTTGAACCAGCAGCCGTAGGAGCGCTTGGTGAGCAGCGCCGGGAGATTGGTGTCGTTGTTGAGCAGCACCTGATTGGTGCCGAAGAAGCTGTAGGCGCTGTCCGGCTTACCGTCGACACTGGACGTCGTCACGGCTGCTGAGTTGTTCAGCGCGATGCCGTGCGAACCTTCGTCGCCCAGCGAACCGGCCGCGAAGTTGTACAGTCGCAGTGGCTGGGTCGTGAAATCGGCAACCGCGAGTATCGGGTTCCGACGACGGCGACGAACGTTGAGCGACGTACGCGACGGTGTTGCACCGAGTGCATGCGGGATTTTCGCGCAGTACAGATTGCGGATCTGATCATCGCTGAGCACTTCGTTGGTGACGAACGCCTCGTCGATACGGCCGAAGTTCGGCGTGGCGCCTGCAGCCCCGGCATCGGCACCACCGAGACCGATGTTCAGCGGCCCATTGCCCTGATTGAACTGACCGGCGACATTACTCGTCACCTCGAGCACGGTGTCGACGTACAGCTTGACCAGCGTGCCGTCGAAGGTGGTGACGCCGAAATGCCAGCGATCGTCGCAAATATCGCTGAGTCCGTCGGGTCCACCGACAGGTCCCGCACCGATGTTGTAGTCGAGATGCAGCCGGTTGATGTCCGAGATGTACATAATCCAGCAGGCAGCGGTGGTTGCCCCCCACTTGCCGATCAGGATCTGCGCGGTTCCCCGCTTGGCGGTCTTGAACCAGCACCCGAAACTGCCGGTCTTGATCGCGAAGGGATCCGCAGCGGGAGTGGCCAGATATAGCGCCTGGCCGATGGTGCCCGTGAACTTGGCGGCTGTCGTCGCGAGCCCGTGGATACCCTTGTCGAAGGTGACGGCGCCCTTGTTGAGCAGATTGCGGCCGTTGCCGCTGACATCCGTCAGATCCGAGAGATTCCACAGACCCAGTGGAGCTGAGAGCCCCATGTTCGTGAAATCCGCGGCAGTGAGCTGCCGTCCGGCGCGAATCTGACCGACGAGGCCGACATCGAGCACCGGTTGTGCCGTGATGACCGAAAGATCGGTGCTGGGTGGTCCAGGAACGCCTTGCGCGCCCCGAACGGATCCCGCGTTGATCTGCCCACCGTCATGCCGAGTGAGGATCAGATTGTCACCGACGACATCGCCGTCAACGATCGACGCTGCTTCGATTGCCAGCGTTCGCTCGGCGGTAACAGCTGTGACTGTAGCCATTTCACCTCCTTACTCGGGATTGGTGGTAGAGATCGTGTAGGTGCTGATGTCCAGGATCTCGACATCGGCGTTGTCGATCCGAAGTGTCGTCGAATCGAGCATGGTGATGTAATCGTTGGCTGCGTCGATCGCCGTCCAGGTGCCATCGAAGTTGTCGATGATGATGAGCGAACCCAGCATCTGGATGAATTCGGTGATCTCCTCGATCGACGGGAGCCGCGGTGACGTGGTGGCGGTCCCGTAGAGGATGTCCTCGATCGCCTTCAGCGCACTCTCGTCGAATAGTGTTGAATCGAGCGAGATGTGGACGGTCGGACGATGCCCCTTGAGTGGAGGGGGCGTTCCCGTCAGTGACCAGCCGAATTCGACGGGGTTCACGCCGTCGGAGAGCGACTGATAGTTCACGGTCTCGGGTTCAGCGACAAGGTTGTACAGAACATGGATCATGTAGCCGTGATCCGTGCCGTCGAGATCGTTTCCGATCAATGTCCTGTACGACAGGCTGAAGTCTTCCGGCGGTTGGTCGTAGTAGGACAGTCCCGGAGCGACAGTTTCGATCCCGTTCATCCGGTCGAACTCCACGGGATAGGTGAATGCTTTGAGTTTGCCGGAAAAGTCCCCCGGGGTAATTTTGCTGAGATACTTTACCCCGTCCATGTAATAGGCCTGAACCTCGCGTTCAGAACCATCCTCCACGGAGGTCAAACCGTTCCATGGCACCGCTCGCCCGTCGTTCAGGTACAACACGCCTCGATCGACACCTGTACGGAAGATGCGCTTGCCCGGTTCCGTCCATTTGATAGCTGTCACGTCACCCCCTTTCAGCCTGTCGTGCCCAGCTGTGCCTTACGCTGAGCGTTGAGTTCTCGGTTCCTGCGGGCGATCTCGTTCTTGCTCATCTTCTTCGGCTTCGCCGTCTTGACATTGCAGACCTGGATCAGTGTGAACAGCCGGTTGAGATGCCAGTATTGACACTCGAACGGGATCTGGAACGTGATCATCCAGTAGTAGATGAGCTCGGCAGTGATCACTTCGTTGGTTCTTGGGGATGAAGGCGCTTGGGGGAACCAGGTGGCCGTCATCTTCGCGTCGATGTAGTTGTTGACCGCGTTGAGATTCTCTTCGGAGAGTTTCTGGAAAATCTCCTCTGGAACTTCGGTCAACATCATCATGCGAACGTAGTCCATCACTTCGTCCGTTGTCTTCTCGGCAACACCGAGGAACGGCTTCTCGTACTTTGCCTCCCATTTTGACAGTGCGGCCAGAGAATGCTCCAGCTCCAGAACAGCGATGGCAGGAGTGACGAATTCCTGTGACCTCTCATCGAACTGCTCGTTCCCTGGAACTGTGATCGTGAGCATCCTCTGGCCTCCTGCCGGTCCCCCGGACTAGTAGTCGAACGTCCAGTCGTCGTCGCCGGTGATGCGGTGACCCGGGGTGGCGTGGGCCTCGACCAGCGCGGTCTCGCCGACAGCCAGCGCAGGCTGAGCGCCCGGAGCCGCCTCGACGCCGTTGATCGTCCACTCGACGCCGACCACGTTGGGCAGCGTGACGATGTGGGTGGCCTGGACGTACGTCGGGGCGTTGGCGGCGGTGAGCCGGACGTCGGTCGTCGTGCCCTCGAACAGATCGATGACCTCGGACGGCGAGGGAAGGCGTGCGTCGACACCGGCCGAGCCGTAGAGGATCTCCTCGAGATCGGCGAGGGCGGCCGCATCGACCTTGGTCGAGTCGATGACGATCAGGGCCGTCGACTTGTACTGCCCGGTGGCGCCCTCGACCGCGACCGGCGTCGTCGTCAGCTCCCAGCTGAACGAGATCGCCTCGGGCGAGTCGTTGATGGTGGCGTAGGCCTTCTCGGACGGCGCCGCCAGGGCGCCGTAGATGAGATGCAGCTTGTAGCCGTGGTCCTGCCCGTCGAGATCGTTGCCGACCTTGGTGCGGTAGCAGAGACCGAACTGCTTGCGGCTCTGCTGACCGACGAGAACGCCGGGCACCGGTTCGAGCGTGCCGTCGCACTGGCCGAACTCGTCCGGGTAGGTGAAGGCCTCGACCGTGGCGCCGAACTCCTCGGCCGACAGCAGGTTGAGGTACTTGATGTTGTCCGCGTACTGCGGGTTGGACTCCGCGCCCGTCGGCGACTCTGTCACGGTGGTGAGGCCGTTCCAGGCCACGCCGCTCTCGTAGCTGCCGGTCTCGTCGGGGATGTAGAGGACGCCGTGATCGACGCCAGTCTCGTACAGGCGCTCGCCGACCTGATCCCAGGTCAAAGCTGTCATGCTTCTGCCTTTCGCTCAGAAGAACAAGGTGAAGACGTCGTGATTCAGGCCGTCAGCCGTGAAGAACCGATTCATCGTGCACATCGGCAACAGGGCAACGGCTTGAACGATGGTGCTATCCGGATCTCGGTCGATAACCGTGACCATATACCGCAAAGTGATGCGATATGAGCCATTATCGGCGTGTTCAGTCTCCGCGAAATCGCGCTTGTAGACAATGCAGGGATACTGCATCTGCACGTTCTCGGGCGGCTGAAAATATACGTGATCCGCAAGTTGCTCTAGGAGAACCTGTAGATCAAGGCGTGGGGCCATTATAGACCTCCCCTAGCCTCAGAATAAGTCGGGGACGCTGCACTTCGACGTCAGAAACCGTCCACAGAGTCCCCGAATATTCCACGTATTTGATGGCTTGGATATGGCTTGTGGCGTAGTCGTCGGCCACGATACTGACCGAATTACGCACCGTGATCTCGCTGTTGAGGTTCTCCCCTTCGGAAGAATGCCTCGTATTCCGGACGACGTCACCGAAATATGAGCGCTCAACAATCGTGTCAGTCCACACGCCGGGTGCGGATTCCTCAGAAGAGCCGTACCCGACGCGACCATAGAACCGCGCCATCAGATCTGCGTCAGATCATCCGGCTTCGTTCTTGAACGTCCACTCGTCGTGCTGGTCGTCCGCGAAGTACTTGCCCGCGTTCGGCGTGGCGTAGATCTTCAGGGAGTCGCCGTCGGCGAGGGCGATCGGAGCCGCCGTCGTGACGACCGCGTTGGTGTCGGCCCGCTTGTAGGTGACACCGGCCGTCGTCTTGGGCGTGATCGTGGTGCCGTCGAAGTCGGGCTCCTCGGGAGCGACGAGCACGTTGGCGGCCGCGGTCTTGCGGACGACGAGTGCCGAGCGGATCTTCGTGAGCGCGCCCGAGAGCCGCGTCTCGAGCAGGTAGGTGTACTGGTTGTAGTCGATGTTGAAGTCGTCGAACAGCGTGACGTCGCCGCCCTTGTCCGTGCCGACCGTGTAGTCCGACAGGTTGACGATGATGCCGAACACGTCCGGGACGCGGTCCATCGGCTCGACGGCCACGATGTTGCGGACGCCCATCGCGTTGGCCAGCTCCTGGGGCGTGTTCCAGAAGCGACGGCCCATGTTGTCCTTCGCCAGCAGCAGCCAGGTCTGGTTCTTGAGCGTGGTGTAGAACGTCGGCGCGCCGGAGCCCTTGTAGAGCTCCATGCCGTACATGACGGCCTCGACGATCTCCTCCGGCTTGGAGTTGGCGTCGTCGATGTTGACGTTGATCGTCGCGGCGTACAGCTCGTGATCGTTGATGATCGAGCGGATGCCGGTGCCGTCGGTGGCGCCGATCGGATCCTTGATCTTGTCGGGATCGTCGACCTCGCGGCCGTCGCCGATGAGGATCGAGACGGCGAGCTCCTCGTCGAGCATGATCCGCATCTCGCCCTTGAGGAAGGCGACGACGTCGAAGTCGGTGATGTCGAGGATGTCGTCGCGGTCGAGCTTCTGCTTCTTGTACGCGGTCGCGGGACCGGTGGTCCGCTTCGAGACTCCGAACCATTCCTCCTTCTTCATCGACCCCTTGATGTAGCCCTTCGCACGGGCTTCGTCTTGGGTGAGGTCGGCCCAGAAGTTCTTGATCCGGGTGAAGGGGGAGTGCTTGGTCCCGTTGAGGACGCCGGAGACCCATTCGGTCCGGCGCTTGTCGAGGTCGGGGACGGCGTCGACGGCCTTGGCGTCGGGAAACAGGATCTCGATGTTGTCGATCCCGTGCTTGAGCGCGTACGCCTCCACGCCCTGCTTGAGCGTCCCGTGCTGGAGTGAGAGTTCGTGGATCTCCTTGAACTCGTCGTGGCTGAGGTGACGACGCTCGGGCTTGCCATCGCCCCCGCCGTTCTTCTCCTTCTCCTTCTGCTCGAAGACGTTGCGCGCCATCCAGGTTCCCTCTTTCTTCTTCTCGTCGATGGACTTGTCGGAGTGTTCGGCGGAACCGGCGGCCTCGACTGCGGCGCCGACCATGTAGTGGACGACGGTCTGCTGCTCCTCCGACATGGCGTCGTAGATCTCCTGGACGGTCTTGTCGGACCCGCCCTTGTCGTCCGGCTTCGACGAGCTCGAGTCGGCGTGTGCGATCGCGAGACCGGTGGAGATGATGGCCTCGTCCTCGAGCGTGACGCGCTCGCCGTCGGAGTGCTCCAGCCGGACGTTGTCGATGAACGCGCCGGGGTTGGCACCGGCCATCACGAGGCTGACCTCGCGGATCATGCCGTGCACGACGCTGGAGGCCTTCTCGACCAGCTTGTTGGCGTAGATCGACAGGAACTTGATGTCGTCGTGCTGGACCAGCGTATGCGCGTTCTTGCCCTGCGGGGTCGGATTGAAGAACCCGTAGCCGTAGACGCCGTCCTCGCGGTTCTCGAGCACCGTGTGCCCGAGCACGTTGTTGGCGTCGTCGTGGCCGTGATGCCACACCAGCGGAACCGTCGTCTTGTCCTGATGCTTGAAGGCATCGGGCATGATCGTGCGGCCGTCCGAGCAGCGCATGTTGGCTCGGGTGACGTAACCGGTGAAGTCGGGCTCTCGTTCGTGCATGAGGCTGCCCCCCAGCGTGAAGATCGCTGAGCCGGGCTTGGCCTTTGCTCCCATTTTGAAGTTTCCTCTCGAAGTTGGTGTTCTGGCTTTTAGCCGGACTTAGGGGGCGGGCGGCTCGAGCTTCTCGAGCTTGTCGATCGCAGAAGTCAGACGTCCCTTGAGATTGGAGATCTGGTTCTTCAGTTCCTCCGCCGTCTTCTCGGGTTCTTCTTTCTTCTTCTCGCCTTCCTTGTTCGTCGGCATCTTGATCGACTTCTGATGCGCATTGCGCATCTTCAGATCCAGATCCTGCGTGATCTTCGCGAGCTTGATCGCGACATCATGCATGTACACCTTGGTGGTCTGAGCCTGTGTCGGACGCTTCTTCGTCTTCGGAGCGTTGAATCCTCGGATCGACACGACGGTCGATCCCACGTCCGAGACGCCTTCAGTCCCTTTCTCCCTCCCCTTCAGCTTGCGGGTCCGAAGGTAGTACTCATGCGCCTTGCGGGCATCGTAGGGAGCGCGATGCTCCAGATCCCCGTGCAGGAGAACCGAACCATCCGGAAGTCTCATGCGGCCAGTTGTTCCAGCTCTGCGAGAACACTGTCGATCTCGGCCCTTGGATCGCCTTCGGCCTCGGATGCAGCCGTGGTGGCTGCGATCGAATCGGTCGAAGCCTGATCGGGCTGAGGCATGTTGCTGTTGACCAACTCGTCGGCCTTCGGGCTGGTGTGTGGCTTGAACCCGATGACGCCACGAATCTCGTTCGACGAGAGGATCTCGTTGCGAGTGAACTTGTCCGCGATCTCGGCGATGTTCTCGATCGGGATCAGGCGGAACGGGTCACGGAAGAACAGAACCGTCTGCTTCTGTGACCGAGCGGTCTTCGTCAGGAATGACCGCCGCATTGCTTCGACCATGGCGGTCACGATCGGTTCGATCGTGCGGTTCCAGTAGTTCAGCATCGTCTTTTCATCGGCTGTGCCGAGCATGACTTCCTCGGTGATGCCGAGCTGGCCGTAGAGCATCGCGGTCAGGTACTCGATCTGCTTCATCAGATTGTTCTCAGCCGGACGATTCAGCTGAGTGATCTTCTCGGTACCGTCGGTGTAAGCGATGCCGTATTGGCTGCCCTTGAGCTGGAACTCGATGTCCTTGCGTCGTTGCTCGGCCTGTTGCCGCCGAGCTTCGGATTTGATCACGTACGGCAGCTGAATGATGAGATCGAGCTTGCCCGAGGAGGACTGTTCATCGACGGCATCCAGCTGACCGAGCTTCTGGAGCAGTCGCTGGAGCGTCGAATTGGGCTCGTTCATCACCATGTACAGCGGATTCTCGATGATCGCCACCGAGGATTTGGGAAGTGTGACTTCTTCCCGAATCGACGTCTTCTCGTTGAAAACGCTCACACGCACGTGATATGGGTACCACATCACGACTTTTCCGACCCGCATAGTCCTGATATCGATCCCCGCGCTGGAATACGGGTTGACATCAGTGTCTACTGGGACGATTGCCACGACACCTTCATCGAACAGCGTCAGGGCAATATCTTGGCGAAACTGGGTGGCAGCTTGGTCGACATTCGCCTCGAGAGTGAGACAATTGTTCAAACCGCTGTTGATGTCCTCCGAATATCGCCCTTCCTCATCCAGCCGGACATGACGCATGTCGACCGAAGCCACATCGATCCCGATGCGGGTGTAGATCGAGGAGATGATGGTCCGCCCGGTCGGAATACGAAGCCGAACCCGATCGGGCTTAGTGCTGTAGGACGCACCGTAGTACTCGGTGTAAGGCTGAGTTCGGCTTCGGGATTCCTGGTTCGTGAAGACGTTCCAGGCATGTCGCAATGTGCTCCCGAATCGCGCCATAGTTCACCTCCTTTCTAATTCACCAGAATCGGACTAATCGCGCTTCTGCGCACGCACGATGTCGGCGAATCGCACGCTTCCGACCATCTTTAGAACATCCTTGGACGTTCCCTGGCCGCTGTTGATCCGCGCAACATGCGCTTCATCTCGATCGGCGCGATTGAGAGCCGCCTTGGTGAGACTGCCACCAGATCGGATCAGCTCGGGATAGGTGGTCTTCCCGTGCGTCTGGATCTTCTCTCCCAGCGTGGCGCCTTCCTTGTTGCCGACCTTACGATCGCGGGCTGCCGCAGCGGACACGCGCGTGGTGTACGCCTTGCGGACACCCCACTTCATGCCCTTGACGCCGTAATGGAGTAGAGCTTCTCCTGGGGTGTCGAACTCCTGTTGAGTGTTCAAGAAGCTCACTCAAAGGCCTCCTTGTTGAGCTTGTAGGCGACGAAGGCGTCCATCAAGGCCGATACGTTGTCGATCTTCTCGTCCTGTCGCCGCTTGAGAAGCTTGCGGTTGCCGTTCGTGTCCTCCAGGGTAATTGCGTTACCCATTGCGAACGACATCAGTGTTTCGTCGAAGATGAGCAGGCGTTCGCCACTCAAATGCTTCAGCTCGCCGAGCGGAACCGACTCCGTCTTGGCTCCCTGGATCACCTTCTCGATTCCGAACGGGCCGTTCTCCGCCTCCCAGCGTGCCACGAACTCCTTGGCGTTGTAAGGGTCGAAACCGAGACAGCGAACGTCGTAGCCCATCTGCTCGACGAAGGAATCGAGGTCGTCGTAGACCTCCATCATGTCCAGGATCGTCCCGGGCATGACATGCAGGCTGCCCTCCTTGATGAACTCCTCGTACTTGAAGCGCATCGCCGACGGGAGTTTCATCAGGGTCAATTCGGTGATGTAGCTGCGAGTCTTTACACCGAACTGCTCTCGTGGGAGTGGGAAGAGGAAGGTGAACGCGCAGAAGTCGTCACCCATCGAAAGATCTGCTCCGAGCGAGCAGGGCATCTGCCAGAAGGAACGCTGTGGATGGATCAGCGTCTCTTCGTACGTGAAGAAGTAGGTGTAGCCCTCCATCGGGATGCCGAAGCGCTTGGCCAGGATGTCGTTGCGTGCCGCTGGCGCTTTCTCAGCTCGTTCGACGTCCAGATGGTAGGTCTCGTAGGTGATCGTCTGGCCGAGGTTAGGATTCGCCTTCAACCAGGTCGCAGGATCCCCGACTTCCTCCAGTTCGTCCAGCTTGTAGTGCCAGATCGAAACGTGGGGTGCGTTGTACTCACCCTTGAGGATGTCTGCGAGTTCCATTTTGATTGTGTCACCCGAACCGTTGCGAACGGTTCCCTCCGAGCTGATCGCGATGATCAGATAGTCGTCCAACTTGGACGCGCCCTGTTCCACCGCACCGATCACGTCCTCCCGGAGATCGCCGGAAAGCCATTCGTCGATGGTTGCGATCTTGGTGCGGAGCCCCTGCAGCTTGTTGATGGCCATGGGGCGGATCTCGAACAGGCTTCCTGTCAGGAAGTTCTCGATGCCCTTCTTGGTCGATGCCAACTTCTGTCTCAGGAACCGATTGCCCGTGGTGTTCTGCATCGAGCCTTCGGTGAGGAACCTGAAGAGCGGTCCTCTCGACCTTGTGATGGCGGTCCGGATCGGACTCATCACTTCTTCGGCCTGCTTCATTGTCGGAGCCGTGGTGATCTGATGCGTCGTCGACGTGTCCACGGTCATGAAGTAGGCCTGGATCAAAGCGGCGTACATCGACTTCGCCGCTCCTCGGGCAACGATCAGATACTGCTTGACCGTCAACCGCTTCTTGATCGTCTTGGTTACGTAACGACCGCCGTAGTCGTTTGGATGCGGCTCGTAGACACTACGATCGACGAAGTAGTACCAGGCGAAGATCTGCTCGGCCCACAGCTTGAAGGTGAACAGCAGGTGCAGATCACTGCCGTCCGTGAGCGTCATCTCGTTCTCGCAGAAGCGGATGAAGCCCTCGACAGCCTGCTCGTCGTAGTAGATGTTGGGGTTGGAGATCAACGCATCGATGCGATTCATCTCCAGTGAGATCTCACGATTCACCGGAATCTCGCCGCGGATCACCGCGTCACGGAACTGCCCGTAGTACCTAGGAGTCGCTGTATTGGACAGCCCAGAGGTTGACGTCCCTGCCTCTACCAACATTGACGCCAACCCCCTTCCTTAGTACACGCCCGCGGGCAGGATCGGACCCTTCTTGGCTGCAGCGCTCAGACCGGATCCGACGGCCTTGCCTGCAGGTGAATTGGCGAACAGAAGCGCGGCGTTGACGGTCGCCCCGAGCGCGAGCACGCCCTTGACGGCGTTGTGACCCTTCGTCGTCTTCTTGTTGTCCTTCTGGATCTTGTTGTACTTGGCCTCCATGTCGACACGCTGGGTGAGCGCGCGAATCTCATCGTTGGAGAGCGTATGGAGACCCTTCGCCTTGGCCTTGTGATGAGCCTTGGCTGCGGACGACGCGTCCGCGCTCGAGCGCGCGCGAGGCTTGTCCTTTCGGATGCCCCACTTCATGCCCTTGACGCCGAAGTGGACGAGCATGTCCTCGCCCTTCTGGGCGATCTCGCTCCAACCGACGGCGACGTCCGCGTACTCCCGGTTCTTCAACGGGAACTCCACCCCCTGATAGTCGCCGAACCAGAGGGCGATCTTGTCGAAGTTCACCCAATGGATCCCCGGATAGTCTCGCGTGTCCTCATGTGCAGGAGTATCCGGGTAGCCGAGGGTCAGATGCGGCTGGAACTCGTCGAACTGCTCGACCGAGTTGTAGGCCTTGAAGATGTTGTCGTCCTTCAGCAGCATTGCCCGCCAGTCGACGAGCCAATCGTTCCACTGCATGTCGAAGAAGAGGACGTCGGCCTGGTCAGCGCCGAGTGTTCCCCGGCGATCGACCTCCATCCCGAACCGGTAGACACCGGTGCTGACGGCGTGACCGATGAACTCCATCATCTTGGCCACGTTCGGTTGCATCGCGTCCCCGAGGAAGAGGATCGTCATGTGCGGAACCTTTTCGCTGGAGATCTTCCAGACGTAGTCATCCTCTGATGGGATGGCCACAAGAACAAGGTTGCTCATGCGATGATCTCTTCCTCGGGATCGGGATCCACCCAGTCCGTGGACTCACGCTCGACGTTCAGTCGCCACTCGAGTTCCTGGATCTGTCGTTCCATGGAGGAGATCATGTACGACGTGGTGGGCGGGTCGAAATACTGGCGCACCTTGAGGAACATGTACGTCCGGACCGAGTTGAACAACGGGTCCGCGACGGGATCGATGAAGTCCGACCACTGGGCCGTCTCATCCTCGATCATGAACCCCAGCGGGTCGCCGACTCCCAGCTGTGCGAGGATGGTGAACGTCGAGTTGATGTGCGTGATGACGTCGTGATCGAAGACCGTGTAGTCCTCTGCGAGTCCCAGGATCTTCTTAGTGCTGTTTAGAATACTCGTTTCCATTCACTCACCCCCTTTCATGGGGCCTTGTGGTTTGCGCTAGATGTAGCGCCGGGTCATGCGGCGATCGTTGCGGTAGTCCAGCTTGAGGATGTACGGTCCGCCTTCGCTGCCGTGCGAGAAGACGAGCCCGCCGCCGATTGCGACCGCGACATGGGACGGGATGTTCCCGGCCTGGGTGCCGTAGAAGATCAGGTCGCCGACCTTGATGTTCTTGTCGTGTTGGACGGCCTTGCCGCGGGTGTACATCGTGCCGGTGTAGCCCGCGCGCCAGTTGAGCCCGTTGACGAGATCGCGGACGCCGTAGTTGCGGCACATGGCGTCCCACAGGAGCCAGGTTGCCGAGCTCGAGCAGTCCGAGGTTCGCGGGTACTGGCCGTTGAGCGAGGAGAGTCCGCGCTCGATGCCGACCCAGCGATCGGGACGCTGTGAGTAGTGGACCGCGTCCTTGTTGCGGACCATCAGGTTGGCGCCACGGAGGATGATCTTGCGCGCGTGCGCGCGATGCGCGTCACTGAGGCCGGAGACAGAGCCGCTCATGAGATGCCCCTCCGGTGCTCGGCGTCGCGAGGCTGATCGGGGCCGTCGACCTCGTCGTCCTGGACGTCCTTCTTGCGCGTGGTCTGGAGCTCCTTCAGCTCGTCATCCACGGGATCGCCGTCGTCGTCGGCGTCGGGCGCCAGATCGTCCGGATCGACCGGGGTTTCGTCGTCGATCATGATGATGATCCTTTCGTTGGGGACTACCACAGTTTGGTATCGCCGGGTTTTCGCTCCACAGGAGCCCTTGGGAGCAGGCTTGCGTCTCCGAAATGGATCGCATTGTGGGTTTTGAGCGATGCGGTTATGAGGAATTCCGGATCTAGAACCCAATCCTCATTGAGATCCAGGCTCGACAAGATCGGATTCACGTGGTGAACCAGCAGATCTTTGTAGATTTCGAAGCCTGGAATGCCCAGATCACAGCCGTTATCACGAACTATGACCCAGGATCGAACGTCTTTCCACTCGCGCGAACGGTAGAAACGCTGATTCAGGTATCTGTCGAACCCGAAAGTCGTATCGCCAACGAGGCCTTCGAGTGAGAGGTATTCGAACCGCTCTTCGAAGGTTTGCAGACGTCTCAGCTCGGAATACCGCCTAAGCATCGACATCATCATCGGAAGGAGCTGGACTGGGTGAGTAGGAGCGCATCGCATCGAGCGCTTCGCGATACAGCACCTCAATCCGCTCTTGCGACTCGATCGCCTCGATCTTGACGCGGGTCAGCTCGTTCTCGTGTCGCAGTCGCTCCTGCTCGAGAACCTCGCGAGTCGAACCCAGCTTGATGTAGTGCGTCAGCACTTGCGAGGACACTGTCCCCTCTTGGATCTGCTTGTGCGCAAGGTCGATAGCGTCAGAGATCACTTCGTTCTCGCGAGCTTCCAAAGTTGTCGCTGGTTTCGAACGAGTTCGCTGATCTTCCGAGCCCTTTCGCCTTGCTGGCACACTACCTCCTTTCACTTGGCGAGGAGATGCTCGAACTTTCCGGCCACTTTCCGGGGGTCAAAACTCGTCAACTTTGAGGGAAAATATCCCCCGGGGTATTTTTTGGC